TGAAAATCCGTCAGGGTGTACAAGCTACGTCCAGCTTTGCTGGAACTCGTGAGTACCTGCACGTTGAAGATGGTGTGTTGCTTGAAACGCTCCACACCCTCCCAAACGGTCCGCAGTGGTTCTTCGACAAAACAACGATTAGGGGCCCCCTATATTCAATAGGTGCTCCGACTACGTTGGGATTATCAGAGATCCATGCCAATAACCAGGCTCTTCAGCGTTTCATCTCAGATGCCCGTTCGATGCAAACTACCTTACAAGGTATCGTCATCGTCGGGGAGCTGGGTCAGACGTTGAGGATGATAAATGGGGCTGCAAAAGGGATTCATCGAGGACTGTGGAACTACATTAATTCCCTACGAAAGGGAACGGTTCTACAGAATCTACGCCGAATGGGTAGAAAGGCTCGTTTGAATTTCATTCGCAACCGCTGGTTGGAGGCTAGCTTTGGCTGGCTGCCCTTGGTCCACGATATCGACGACGCAATGAACACGTTAGCTACCGATCGTTCACTTCTCGAGCAGGATGCTTTTATATCCGGCTACGGAGAAGACGAAGATTGGGCTAATGGTGGCACTGTTGTCGCCTCAAAGTGGCGCCATGGGTGGGAACGAAAAGAAAAGGTACAAATAAGGTATTACGGCAAAGTTTGGCGTAATGCCCCAAATGGTGGTTATTATGGTTCTGTCCAGCCTTCTGGATGGGATCAGAGTAACTGGCTACCTTCTCTTTGGGAGTTAATCCCATATTCGTTCCTTGCTGACTATTTCTTCAATATTCAGCATCTCCTCTCAGCATGGTCTTTCAATCGGTGTAGTCTGAGGTGGCAGTCGAAAACTATTCGTCGTACGTACTCTGTGTACGGGACGAATCTTCGACCTATACCCCCGTCAAAACCAAGCGAAAGATTTATCATTCCTGGGTCGTACCTGCACATGAAAACTGAAGTGGTTAGGTCACCGTTAGACACTCTCCCGTTTCCGGTAATCGAATTTACGATACCGGGATGCGGGACAAAGTGGATTAACATGATCGCCCTCTTCGGCGCCTCACGTAGTGTGCAGAAACTCATAAGGTAGTCAGCGGGAGTAGTGAACCATGACATGGTCACCCGATTCGAGTATCACAGGCGGAGCACAGACTAACCTGACGACTCCAACCTACGGGTTGGTTGCCGATCAGGCGTCTGAACCAAACGCCGTCCAGCATGCTGTCACCAGTCTTGGTGGCACGCAGACGGGCGTCGTTGCCCATTCCATCAGCAAACCGTTCACCGTTACTTTTGTCAAACCCAAGGTACCGAAGTCCCTTGGGAACAGAAATGCGGTGACCGGGGCGCAGGTGGCTCCCATTCCGAAGAACACGTACTGGATCATCATCCGAAAGGGTGTTGACTCGAGCGCATATGACGTTAATCAACAAGCCACAGTTCGCGTCCAAGTGGACGTTCCTGCCGGCGCTGATACGTATGATGCGCCCAATGTACGTGCAATGTTGTCGCTTCTGGTCGGCATTCTCAGCGAAGAGAGTGCAGACCTCGGCGATACTGTCATCTCAGGCGTTCTCTGACGCTCTGAGTATCCTCTCTGCAATTTCATCCGTTTGGAGTGATTACATGAAGACTCAGAAAGTTAGTTCGCTTGAGGTAGTAGGGTCGCAGTTCTGTGCCCTTCAGGTCGGTGAATACGACATGAACCGCATTATTGTAGCCCTAACCCTCACTTGTCGTTTCGATGGTGACATTGAAACGCAGCGTTATGTCACGGTTGTTCGCGAGAACAATCGTGGCCATGCGCTTAGCCTTTATGAACTGCTTGGCGAGGATAATTTCTATTCTATCCGCGGCAAGCAGGGCATGTGGAAGATTTTCGATCCTTCCACGGAGC